CGTGCCAGACGACGAAGGTAACGTAAACGTCGGAGCAAGACCGTTACCAATGACCTCAGCAGTACCACCTAAAGGCAACGTAACAGCTTCACCCTTTTGAGGCCAAGGCAACGCAGACGTAAAATAGTCATGACGCTTACCTCGACGCAACAACACATAGTCAGCAGAATCATCGGGACCATCGCCAATGTCATTCACAGGCGAATCCTGCATATTCTGGTCTCTAAACCATTCAGTAAAAATAAGGTTATAAGCTCGAGGCCAAAAATTACAATGCTCAACAGTAGCTGCAACATCAACCTGGCCAACAGTAGGCAGTCCCATATAGTCCTGCAACGAACCAACCGCATAGCCACCTACAGGTGACTCACACACAGGAACAACGTAATCAATAGAAGAATCAGGATCAGGATAACGTTCACCCATAAACTTCTGCCAATTCTGCCAAATCAACCGATTAGGAACAAAAAAGAAAAACGAATCCAAATGCATGTTATCCATGATTGGATACAAAGGCGTAGCCAAACGAGCAAACGCTGTCATCTTAAGATTAAACGTATCACCCGGCAAAACCTCATCACAATAAATTGGAACAAGATAACCAGCATCAAAAGTCGTCTTATAAGTCTTTTGAGCTTTAAACTTAGACCGAGGAATATCCGCTTTAGGAATCATAGCGAACTGGTGAACATTCACCGACTTATTACGATGCATAGCATCCTCCCAAAAAAAAGCCCCCATCTCTGGGGGCAACCCGCTATCGAATAGCGACCTGTTTACCTAAAGCAACTACCTTGGGCCGCTCAAGACACTCAAGAATACAAGTCTCATCGTTGAACGTACCAATCTCATACAAATCAAAATCATCAGGATGCGCAAACATCTGATTATTAGGATCATTGCGGTTTATCTCATCAGTAAAACCGCGAATAGCAACACCAATAGAAGGAACAAACATAGGACGACCAAACGCTTCCGCTGCTCGATCCTTAACAGAACAAATAACTTGAATCATAGTTTCCTCACTGTAACTCACGTTTCAAATACCTCAACTTAGCGTTGAGGACCTTAGCACGAACAGCATCCCTTTCGGGAGTCTGTTCTTCGGGATCAAAACGATCCCGGGCCCGCTGCGCCCTTCGAGCTTTCACAAGCTCAAATTCCTCCGGATCCTCAGCCTGCAACAACTTATCATAATACCGAGGCACCTTACATTGATGACCACGCACAACAACGTAATCACCATTGCGAACATCGTCTTTATACTTCTCATACCAACTTTTTGCAAGACCCTTCGACATCTGATTGTACTCAGGCTTCTTGCTCAACAACTCACCAGTCTGCAAATCACAAAATTGATAATGACCACTATGCTCAGCCAAAGGTCCATTAACCTTCTTCATCACGTACCGAGCAACATACGCGGCACTCTCAAAAGTAACGTCTCCAATCTCAACGTTACCAAAAGGCCATAACTTTTCCAACTCATCACTCCGATACTGTAAACAACCAGCCGGAGACTTCCGCCAAGGATACTTATCCGTAAAATCATGACCAAACAACACGCAATGAAAATGCGGTCTATCAAACTTCTCACCGTACTCTCCACACATATAAAACTTGATCTTCTTCTTACCCAACGACTTACGCAATCGTTTAACAAAATTCTGAAAATCTCTATGGTCTAACGACCAATCATGCGGCAAATGCTCATCCGCATAAGTCAACGTCAAAAAACAATTCTCATCATGCATCTGGGCCTCATGCATACACCGAGTAGCCCATTGGCGAGAGCGCTCAAGCCTACACTCACCGCACTGCCCACATGGCAGCGTGAGGGAGCGGCTAATGTCATGCCTGGCGCTCTCATGAAACAACACATCACCAGAGACAGTCTGCCAAGCCTGAATCGGAGAAGTACACATTAAAACCTAAAACCACCACGCATAGGGCCACGCATATTAGCGGCTTTAGTCTTCATCGTATGCTTACGAAAAGTACGAGCTGACTTCCGTTTACTAACACCACTACGGCGAACTGGACGCATACAAACCTTCCTTTCTAAAAACCTACCCAACTCTCATTGGGATAGGGATTGGTGTCAACTGGCACAGTTAGAACAAGTATATAACTGTGCCAGAGGGGGCCGTCAAGCCCCCTGTTCCCCCATAGCAGCTTGGGCAGCTCCGACTTCAGACAACGGCACAGGCTTGGCCGAAGCCTCGCCTGCGGCTAACAAACCGAGCTCAATCGCCTTATCGCGATTGGACTCGTCACTACAAAAATCTACAAAAGCAGCCGGATCGTTAGCAAAAAACGACCGGACATCAGCTGGAAGCTGATAAAACGCTTCAGAAGCGCCCAAAACAGCCTCTACAGCCGTTTTGTAATCAACAACACCTGTGAAGTCCCCATACGTCGGCAAACGCGACGGTGGGGCCATCTGCCCCGTCACAGCAAACTTACGAAGAATGTTGTTAATATCACATTCATCCTTAAAATTCTGTTGGGTCCTAGTAGGCCCAACAGACCTAAACGCAGTCTTCCTAGACAACGCATCACGATCATACTTATACGGCTGACGAAGGTCCATCACTACCTCGCTTTATTAAAATATTGCCGAATAACGGTCGGCAACTTACCGAACTTAGCCAAATTACTGGCTGACTGCACGACATCACCAGCACTAGAAGTAATCTTAGACAAAGGGTCCAAATACGGCAAAGCCGGTCCAACAGCACTTTCATACATCTTAGAACGCTGGCGCGCTTCAGATAAACCATATTTTTCTTTATCAGCAAGAAAACCATCCAAACGAGCTCGAGCCACAGCAGCCTCCGCTTGAGCAGCAGCACTAGTCATCTGGTACTCAGTAAGCCCAGCCTGAGCTCTCTGATAATCGGTGTTAGCTTGAACATTCTCAATATCAGCATTGGTCTTCTGATACTGAGCCGTAGCATTACGAATCACCTGTGACTTTTCCCAATTAGAAAAAGCACTACTAGTAGGCTCAGACAAGACATCTTTTTGAGACGCCATAGCACCACTAGGAGAAGTAGCACCACCTTGAGCATACGCAAGCATGGGATTAAGACCAGCAGCCTTAAGATCAGCAACAGCACGCTGATAAGACGTGTTAGACATTTGAGTCTGATAATCCATTTGCTTCTGAGCTTGTTGGGCACTCGCCTTATTACTAAGGATACCCCCAACAACACCTAAACCAGCAGCACCAATAGCAGGCCACGGACTAGCTTCAGGACTTTGAGTTTGAACCTGAATTTGTGGCTGCTCATCACGACCTTCCAAAGAGCCACCGATAGCACCACCAGCAGCTCCACCAAATGGACCACCAAAAAAACTACCAACAGCTGTACCAATAGAACTCAACCAACCCATAACTAACTCCTTATTCCGAGGTGTCCGGCTCCGCCAAACACCCCGGTCAATTTAACATCAGAAATGGTCAATCAAACCAGGCACAGAGTACATCGGCATCGGTCTAGCCATCGTAACGTCAAAAAATGCATCCAACAAAAACTGTTGACCATTAGCTTCTTCACCAACAGCAACAATACGATCAACCGGAGGCGTATCTTGAATAAACGAATCATTAAGAGCCGGAACGGAATCAAAACGCTGGGCAAGATGCCAAGCATCCAGCGTACCAGCACTAGTAGACCTAAACAAACCAGTAATCTGTGAAGGCTTATACCGATACTCAGCCCAACGCTCCTGATAACCAAACACATCATCATCAGTAGCCGTGCCATCACAATAAATCTCTTTATTAAGCACCGCCTGTTCGCCCAGAGTGGCGAAAGCAGGAAAATAAAAATCATACCGAGTGGAACGACTCCACATGCGCTGCAAACCTTGCTGATACGTCAAATCAGCACGAACAGACACCATTCCAATAATCACACCATGCTCAGTAAAGCTTTGAGTGAATCCATGCCCATGGGCCAAAGCCGTGCCCATAGCCGCAAGATTACCGAGAGGACTCGACGTACCAGACGCTCCAGTACCGGAGGTCTGAGCAATAGGATTGACACTAATCGTAGTGGAACCACCGCCAAGATACTCAGGACGCTGCAAACGAGCATCAGGGGAGACAACACCGAAATGAGCACGAATGATTTCAGTATAACGAGTACCTCCACGAGCATCCCTTTCAAGTAACTTCTGTATCTGAAAAGACTGACGCAACTGGTTCACAGTAGCAGCAGTCGCAGTCGACAAATCAGCAACCAAACCGGACTCACTACCAAACTTGAAATCTTCCAAATTACCAGTAGCACCGCCAGAGAACCAAACTTGACTACTATTACCATCCCTAAAAGTACGTTGCGTGCCAGACGACGAAGGTAACGTAAACGTCGGAGCAAGACCGTTACCAATGACCTCAGCAGTACCACCTAAAGGCAACGTAACAGCTTCACCCTTTTGAGGCCAAGGCAACGCAGACGTAAAATAATCATGACGCTTACCTCGACGCAACAACACATAGTCAGCAGAATCATCGGGACCATCGCCAATGTCATTCACAGGCGAATCCTGCATATTCTGGTCTCTAAACCATTCAGTAAAAATAAGGTTATAAG